CTCCTGGTCTGCCAGGGCAACAAGCACGAAGCCGCCGAGTACGCCAAACGCTGGGACGACTCGACGCCCGAGGTCGCGCTCTCCCTCAAGGCCGCCGTCGCGCCCGGCACGACCACGGACGCGACCTGGGCGCAACCGCTCGTCAACCAGACGATGGTCAATGACTTCATCGAGCTGCTACGGCCGGCGACCGTGCTCGGCAAGATCCCCGGCCTCCGCGAGGTCCCGTTCAATTGCAAGGTCCCGATGCAGACCGCCGGCGGCGCCTACGGGTGGGTCGGGGAAGCGAAACCGAAACCGCTCACCAAGCTCGCGTTCTCATCCGACACGCTCGGCGTGACGAAGGTCGCCGGCATCATCGTCCTGACCGAGGAGCTCGTCCGCCTCTCAAATCCGTCGGCCGAGGCCCTGGTCCGCAAGGACATGGTCGCGGGGATCGCGCAGTTCCTGGATCAGCAGTTTCTCGATCCCGCCGTCGCCGCCGTCGCCGGCATCAACCCGGCCTCGATCACGAACGGCGCGCCGACCGCCGCGGCGACGGCGTCCCCGCTCGCTGACATCATGGGCCTGATCAATCACTTCGCGACGAACAACATCCCCGTCGACGGCGTGACGTTCGTCCTGTCGTCGGCCAACGCGCTCGCGTTGTCGTTCCGCTCGAACCTCGACGGCTCGCCCGAGTTTCCCGGCATCGGGATCACCGGCGGGAATTATCGCGGCTTGACGTTCATCACCTCGAACGTCGCCGGGACCAACGTCGTCGCGTTGCAGCCGGCCTACATCCTGTATGCCGATGAAGGCGGCGTCACGATCGACGCCTCGCGCGAGGCCTCGCTCCAGATGGATTCGGCGCCGATGTCGCCGGCCGATGCGACGACGGTCTACGTGTCGCTCTTCCAGAACAACCTCGTCGCGTTGCGCGCGGAACGGTTCAGCAACTGGAAGCGCGTCAACGCGAACGCCGTCAAGTACCTGACCGCGGCGGCCTGGCCGGCGCCGTCGGGCGCGGTGCAGGTCGACGAGAGCGGGCGCGCGAAGCGGGCGAGCTAGGACAGATCAGGGCGTCCCGCCCGCCGGGAGCACGGCCGCTTTCGGCCATTGGCGGATCGTGAAGGGCGCGCCGGGGCGCCCTGATACTGAGAACGGGAGCGGATGGAACTACGGCGCGGACTCGTGCAACTCTTCACGAAGGCCCTCGGCCTCGTGGCGGCGCCTGTCCGATCACTCGGCCGCCGCGGCTGGTTTCCGGTCGTCCGGGAACCCTTTACCGGCGCCTGGCAACAGAACCTCGAGATCACCGCGGAAACGTCGCTGACGTACTCCGCGGTGTTTGCGTGCGTGACGCTCATCGCCAGCGACATCGCGAAGCTCGGCCTCCGCCTGGTGCAGGTCGATGACTTCGGCGTCTGGACGGAGACGACCTCCCCCGCCTTTTCTCCCGTCCTCAAGACGCCGAACCGCTACCAGAACCGGATCCAATTCATCACGTCGTGGATGATGTCCAAGCTCATTCACGGCAATACCTACGTGCTGAAGGAACGCGACCAGCGCGGGATCGTCGTCGCGCTCTACGTGCTCGACCCGACGCGCGTCACGCCGATGATCGCCACGAACGGCGAGGTCTTTTACGAACTGAAGCGCGACGACCTGGCGACGCTCGCGACCGACCAGGCCGTCGTCGTGCCGGCGCGCGAGATCATCCACGACAAGATGGTCCCGCTCTACCATCCGCTCGTCGGCGTCAGTCCGATCCATGCGTGCGGCGTCGCGGCGCTCCAGGGCCTCGCGATCCAGAACAACGCGACGGCGTTTTTTCGCAACGGGTCGCAACCGAGCGGGATTCTCACGACGCCGCTCGCGCTCGACAACGCCCAGGCCGCCGACCTCAAGGAACGCTGGGACACCAATCACACCGGCGAGAAGGCGGGCACGGTCGCGCTCCTCTCTCACGGCATGACCTACGAACAAATGACGGTCAACGCCGCGGACGCGCAACTGATCGAACAACTGCAATGGAGCGCGACGACGGTCTGTAGCTGCTTCCACATCCAGCCGTACATGATCTCGATCGGCGATCCGCCGCCCTACGCGAATATCGAACCGCTGACGATCCAGTACTACTCGCAGTGCCTGCAGGAGAAGATCGAGCATCTCGAGATCTGCCTCGACGAGGGCCTCGAGCTGCCCAAGCCCTACGGGACCGAGTTCAACCTCGACGACCTGATGCGGATGGATTCGGTCTCCAAGAACCAGGCCGCGGCGACCGCGATCAGCTCCGGCGGGATGTCGATCGACGAGGCCCGCAAAAAGTATTTCGACCTCGGGCCGATCCCCGGCGGGCACACGCCCTACATGCAGCAGCAGTACTGGCCGATCGATCAACTCGCGACGCGGACGATCCCGGCGGTCCCCGACGCGCCGGCGGCCGCGGTCCCCGTCGAGGACGATGCGCCGGCGACCCCCGACGAGCTCACCCGCGCCCAGGAGAAAGCGATGACGATCTATGCCGCGGCTTGACGATGTCGCGACCCTTGTCGGCGTGTCGATGAAAGCGGCGATCGCGCCGGTCCAGGCGGCGGTCGGTCTTCTCGAGCGCGATCTCGCCTCGGCGCGCGCGGAGCTCGCCGAGCTGAAGGCCCGCGCGCTCGTCCCCGGTCCCGCCGGCCAGGACGGCGCCGCAGGTCCCGCCGGCGCTCCGGGTCCCGTCGGCGAGCCCGGCCCGCCTGGGCCGAGCGGGAAGTTTGCCGACACCTACAAGGACGTCTACGACGGCGCGACCGACTACGTCCGCGGCGATGTCGTCACCGACGACGGGTCGTTGTGGCTGTGCAAGGCCGACACGACGACCGAGCGCCCCGGGCAGTCGTCCGCCTGGAAGTTAATTTGTAAGCGCGGCAAGGATGGCCGCGACGCGAAGGGTCCCCGGTAATGCCGGCGCCCGCCGTCCTCGTGACGCTAACGCAAGCGAAAGCGCATCTCCAGATCACCTTGCCCGAGGGCGACCCGGGCGACGCCGAGATCCAGGACATCCTCAACGAGGCGGAGGCGATGATCCTCGACTACCTGACGGACACGCCCGGCCGCGAGGCGTGGATCGATCCGACGACCGCGCCGGGTCCCGTCACCGCGGCGATTAAGGTGATGCTCGCCTACTTTCACGAGCTCCGCGGCGACGACGATACGGACTTTGTCAAGTTCTGGCGGCGGGTCGAAATTATCCTCGCGCGTTTGCATGTCGAGGCGATCGCATGATCGGGGACTACCAGCACCGCGTGACCTTCCAGGACCCGAGCCCGCCGGTCGCCGACGGGCGCGGCGGCTACACGCAAACCTGGCACGACATCACGCCCGCGCTCGGGTGGAAAGTCTCGATCACGCCGGCGACCGCGGGCGACCTCGAGCGCATCAGTGGCGGCGGGAGCGTCGTCACGACGGGGACGGTGATCGTCCGTGGCCGGCGGCATCCCGGCGTCAGCACCAAAACGCGGATGCTCTTCAACGGGAAAACGTTCTCGATCACCGGGGCGATTGATGACGCCTATCGCGGCGCGACGATGGCACTGACCGCCGTCGAACAGGTGACGGCATGAGCGCGGCGCTGACGTTGATCGGGCTCGACGAGCTCCGCGCGGCGCTCCTCGCCTTGCCCGGTGAGCTCACGGCGAAGGCCGTCGGGATCGTGTCCGCGGCCGCGGACGGCGCCGCCGCCGAGATCAAGGCCGCCTATCCGGAAGGCGAGACCGGCAACTTGAAACGCGGCGTCCGGGTCGGCACGAAAGGCGGCGGGGACTTCACCGTCCGCCGGGTTGTGCGCTCGACGGCGCCGCATGCGACGCTCTTCGAGACGGGGACACAGACCCGGCAGACCGCGCTCGGTTACAACCGCGGCTTTATGCCGGGCGCGAATATCTTTGTCCCGGTCGTCGTCCGGCGCCGGCGGGCGATGTTCGAGGACCTCGTCGCGATCGTGGAACAGGCGGGCCTCGATGTCCGTGGCTGATGTCGCCGCGGTCGACGTCGCGCTCGTCGCCGTCCTCGCGGGAGACGCGACGCTCGCGGCGCTCCTCCCGGATGGGGTCTTTGTCGACGTCGCGCCGGCGGGCTCGACACGGTTCGTGATCGTGCAACACCAGACGCACGAGGATACCGAGGGATTCGGGACGACGGCGCTCTATGAGCGTTTCCTCTACCGCGTCACCGCGCGGGTCCTCGAGGCGTCGGGCCTCGATGCGGATACGGCCGCCGGTCGGATCCACGCGCTCCTCCACGGGACGCCGCTCGCGCCGATCGCCGGCTATACGCACATGTCGACCTTGCGCGTCGAGCGCGTGAAGTTCACCGAAGTCGACGCGATCGACAACGACATTCGCTGGCAGATTGCCGGCGGCGATTACGAAGTGTTTGTCAGCCCGACTCACCCCGCCCGAAAGGAATTGCTGTATGGCTCGTATCCACGGTAAGAAAGGCGACATCCTCATCGACCCGACGGGCGGCGCGACGCCGACCAGTCTCGCGTCGAGTGATAGCTGGACGCTCGACATGTCGAAAGACCGCGTCGACGTGACCTGCTTCCAGGACACCAACAAACGCACGGTCCTCGGCCTGCCGGCCTACTCGGGATCGCTGTCGGGATGCTGGGATTCCTCGACGACGCCGGAACAACTCTTTGCGGTCGTGTTCGGCGACGTGCCGGCGATGCTCAGTCTCGTGCCGGATACGAACGATCCGACCTTCCTCTTTAAGGGCCTCGCCAATATCGACGCCGCGCTGGACGTCAGCGCGAAGGGCGCCGTGACCTGGTCGTCAAAATTTGACGCGGCCGACAACTGGGTGATGGAACCGGCGATCACGCCGTAACCCCGTGCTGAACGGGCGACAGTTCAAGGGGCAGGCGGCGCAAATCCGGTGGGCGTATTACGTCGCCGCCGGGGTCGAGGGGTTCACGCTCCGCCAACATCCGCCGCCGAAAACGTCGCCGTTCATGCGGACGAAATGGACCGTGACGGCGCGGATCGTCGGCGCGGATCCCTTCAAGATGGCACAACGCCCGTTGCTGTTTGTGACGGTCGTGCGGGAGAAGCGCTGGTTGTTTCAGATCGAAGAGTTTCGGATCACGGGTGATCAGTTGACCGCGACGCTCGGCCCTCGAGAGGACTACTGAATGTCACGCTTTGTAAGACCCGAGACGCGGACGCTCACGCTCGCCAACGGCGACCAGCTGATCGTGCGCGCGCGGCTCACCGCCGGCGAACACCGGGCGGCGGCCGCGCGGTTGTATGAGCACGGGCCGGATGGGGTCCTCCGACGAAATGCCGTCGCGGTCCTCGAGGGCGCGGTCGTCGCCTACCTGCTCGACTGGAACCTCCGCGACGACGCCGACCAGGCCGTGCCGATCCGCGAGCTCTCCCCCGACGATCTGCAGCGCGTCCTCGACTCGCTCGACCCGGTCGACTACGACGAGATCAAGACGGCGATCGCCGCGCACGAGGCGCGCATGCTCGAGGAGCGAGACGCGCAAAAAAAAATCCTCGCTGGCGCGACGCCGTGATCAGTGACCTCGTGATCGCGCGTCGCTGTGGCTGGCGGTACGAGTGGGTCCGCGACCTCGACGCCGACGTCCATAGCGTCCTGGTGGACCAGCTCACCGCGGAAGCCGAACGGGCGGAGCGCGACTAATGGCCGTCACGGGCGTGTTCACCGCCGATTTCTCCGCCTTCGATAAGGCCGTTACGACGTCCGAGGCGAACCTGCAGAAGCTCGACGCCGGCGCCGGCAAGGTGAGCTCGTCCCTGCGGCTGATGACGCAGTCCCAGGAGCAAATGCTCGACAACATCGGCGCGGCCGGCGGGCGCGTGGCGGAGCTCGGCACGTCCGCGACGGCGACGAGCGGCGACGTCAAGACCCTCTCCGAGA